AGCAACAGGTTCCCAAGGGACAACAGGAGCTACAGGAGCAACAGGTTCCCAAGGGACAACAGGAGCAACAGGAGCAACAGGTTCCCAAGGGGCAACAGGTTCTACAGGTGCTACAGGTTCCCAAGGTCTCCAAGGAGTAACAGGTGCTACAGGAGCAACAGGTTCCCAAGGGACAACAGGTGCTACGGGTGCTACAGGTTCCCAAGGGACAACAGGTGCTACAGGAGCTACAGGTGCTCAAGGGACAACAGGAGCTACAGGTGCTACAGGTTCCCAAGGTCTCCAAGGAGTAACAGGTCTCCAAGGAGTAACAGGTCTCCAAGGAGTAACAGGAGCTACAGGAGCCACAGGTGCTACAGGAGCTCCAAATCCAAATGCCACTGCTATTACTATTACAGATACAAACACAAATGCTACATTCTATCCTACCTTTGTTGGAAGTACAGGAATACAAAATTTATTAGCAGATATTTCTACTACACCATTTTCGATTAATCCTAATACAGGTGATATGAGATTTGTAACAAGTTTAAAATTAAACGCTACAGATAATAATATTGGTATTGGTTTAAATGCTGGAAATGCGGGTCAAGGAATTAATGCTGTAGCAATTGGTTTAAATGCTGGTTTAACTGGACAAGGAACGAATGCGATTGCGATAGGTAATGGAGCAGGTCAAGTATCACAAGGAACAAATTCGATTGCTATTGGTCAATCTGCTGGTCAAACAAATCAACCAGCCAATACAATTGTAATTAACGCAACTGGTAGTGGTCTTACTGGGTCTACAGGAAGCGCTACATATATAGCACCAATCAGAAATCCAAATACAAGTTATAATAATTTTTTAAATTATGATACGACTACTAGAGAAGTAGTTTATAATTATTTCATGTTACCAGTTGGCAATACAAGTACTAGACCTAGTCCAGCAGTTACAGGAATGATGCGTTATAATTCAGAAACAGGATTTCCTGAATTTTATAATGGAACTAGTTGGATTTCTTACGCTATTTATCCATTAATTACTATAACAACACCATCTGCTGTAACAACTACTAGCATATTTGCTCCCGGATTTTCGTATTCATTTACATTAATTGGCACTTATACAATTCAAGTTACTAATGGTTCCGCAAAAGGTTCATTTATATTAAATGGAGCTGGTGGAGGTGGAGGAAATACTGGTAATTCAACAGGTGGAACTGGCGGAAGAACAACAGGTATTACAACTTTATTTTCAACATCAACATATTATTTATTAGTTGGTCAAGGTGGTAGTTATCAAGGTCCTCTTGCTGGTCCTGGTTCTACTGTAATTGGCGGCGGGGGTCTAGCTGGAACAGCAGGTTTTGGAGGACAAGGCGCTGGATATAGTGGGCTATTTATAACAAGTATAAGTCAGGCAAATTCAATTATTATAGCAGGAGGAGGTGGCGGTGGTGCTTATGAAGCAGGTACAAATGGAGGTCTAGGAGGTGGTTCGTCTGGAACTGCGGGAGCAAATGGTCTAGATACAGGTGGTGGCGGTGGTTCTCAAGTGGCTGGAGGAACAGCAAGTAGTGCCGCTGGTTCAACAGCTGGTTCTCCTTTACAAGGAGGTAGTCCAAATGCTAGCGGTGATGGAGGTGGCGGTGGAGGTGGAGGTGGCGGATATTATGGTGGTGGCGGAGGTGCTGGTTCAAATCCAGGTTCGGCTGGCGGTGGAGGCTCAGGATATTTTAATCCATCATTAGTTACATCTGGGGTAACAACACAAGGAGTAGGGTCAGCTGGAGGAGGAGCCGGTTCTAATGGGACAAATGGTGATGCTACTTTAACATATTCACTATAATAATAAATAATAAACAATTAATAATAAATAATAAACAATTAATAATAAATATATAATATTATATTATTAATAACATACTATGTCATATTCTAGAACTTATAGCGAATATTTAGGCGCACGTCGATGTTGTAATATTAGTTCAGCTGGTCCACAAGGGCCGCAAGGAGTGCCAGGAGCAGGTGGCCCTATTGGTTTTCAAGGCGCAACTGGTCCATCAGGAGGAGCTCAAGGTGTAACAGGGGCCACAGGTTCTACAGGTGCTACTGGTGCTACTGGTTCCCAAGGTCTCCAAGGAGTAACAGGTGCCACGGGAGCGCAAGGTCTTCAAGGAGTAACAGGTGCGACGGGTTCCGCAGGTCTCCAAGGAGTAATAGGCGCTACAGGTGCTACAGGTGCTACAGGTTCCGTAGGTATGACAGGTGCTACGGGTGCTACAGGTGCTACAGGTTCCGTAGGTATAACTGGTTCTCAAGGTGCTACAGGTGCCACGGGCGCTCAAGGCGCAACTGGTGGCAGCCCATGGATACCAATGAATGGTCTAGGGATAACTGGTGGTGGATATACAGGTATTGGTGTTACTGGGCAAGACGTGCTTATATATGGCAATTTATTAGTGACCGGTGGTATAGACCCAATTTATTTAGCATTAACACCACAAGCATCAGGCCCAACCGGATTTACAAATCCTTTATGGGTAGATAATAGTGGTTTTTTACGTTCAGATAAAATTTTATTAAGTGTTGGAACAGATACACTTACACTTGATGAAACAAGTATTACTCATTCTAACACTACAAATCCTCTTAGTATTACTTCTAATCAAAATCTTATATTAGATAGTAGTAGTAATGGTGGTCTATCATTAAATAGTGGTATCTTAACAACCGATATTGGTGATGTTAATAATGTTGGAGGAAAGAATTGTATAATACAAATAAATCCTACTTCGGACCAAATAAATTTGAATGCCCTTAATGTTAATTCTTACAACTATTCTATGCCGATTTGCTTTACAAGAGAAAGAAGTGATAATTTTACATATAATTTTAATGGAACTGGTGTTCCTCAAACTATGGAAAATGTCTATACAACTACTTTTGCTATTCCTGCTGAGTTTGTCGCACTTTCTCCTACGTCTTATACTTCTTCAAATTGGAAAATTAATTTTGCTTTGAATTGCTACAATTGTACTAATCTTGGTGATAAAGGACTTGCTTTGTATATTGTATTTGAAGACCAATCAACAAATCTTTATACCCCTATTACTTATAATTTAAATACGCCGTATGCTCTATTTCAAACTGCTTCTTCTTATAATGGTGTTATTAATTCTGCCTTTCAAAACTTTAATTGGAGCGACTATGTAGATTTTGCTGGGTTATATGGAACTACTTCAAGTAATCTGCCATTAAATATGCGTCTTTATTTTGCTGCTGATAATGCTTTTAGTTGTACTTTTAGTATTAATGTATCTTTAACAAGAACTAATGTTGTATAACTTTGTGAAATGCGCATATAAAATACTAGCAAAAGCAGAATTAATAATATAAAAATTAATAATATATTCGTATATTAAAATAATAAATGGCATTTACAAGATTTCATGATGATCCCGCAAGAATAGCAAAACAATTACAACAACAGACCGACCAGGGGCGCTGGGCAATTGATGTGCCTGGTAATGGCGACAAACCATGCTTTATGATGGACCCGCAAATTATCCCGCAAAAATGGGGCGGCAATTTGTGGACCAAATCGATTGATATTCAAAGTTCACTTTTAGGAATAGATAGACCTTTAACAAGGGATTGCATGAAGTCCAAATACGAACGCAAAGTTTTGGGTGCTAGTCCAATTGTATATCCCGAATGTGATACTTTAACAACCGACCAATCTAGAGTGACCGCCCCTGCTTGGATGTTTCGAGATTTGCCTCAAGACCACTCATATATTTTACCTGAGAATCCCCAAGCACATACCGAAATGCACTTTAGAAATAATGTTAGTACAAGAATTTTAGAAAAAGATAATTTTAGAAGAGATACTGTATGTCCTGAAAACAACCAAGAATATACCAAACTTATTTTAAATGCCAATAAAAGTAATTCTAAAAAGGGAGAAAATAAAAAACAAGTAAATAAAGAAGGTTTTTCAAATAATATTTATAATAATAACATGTCAAATGTAGGCAAAAATGTGAATATTGAATATGCCAGTCGCCAATTTGACGCTTTAAATGGGACTTATAAAAAACATTTACGATAATTTTCTTTAAAAAAGAAAGTATATATTATATACTATATATAATATATAATGGAAATAGCTATACCACTTATCGCATTAGGAGGAATGTATGTTGCCTCCAATCAAAATAAAAATAATAAACATAACAAAAATAGCAATAGTAAACAAGACAATTATAAAAAAGAGAATTTTGAGACAATGGGTGCTAAGCCGAACTATTTGCCAAATACAAATGTACCTCCCACAAATTACCCGATTTTGAACAATAAGGAGCTTGTTGACAATGTTCAGGAATATGTCAATCCAAATGTAGCAACTGACAAATATTTCAATCAAAACGCATATGAGCAACGCCAGCGTGCCGGTGGAAAAGTAAGTGACACAATTCAACAAGTTTATTCCTTATCCGGCAATTATATGGATTCTCAGGAATTTAAACATAATAACATGGTTCCTTTTAATGGAGGCAAACCAAAAGGTCAAATCTATAATAACAATAATGCTGAAACTATTTTAGACAATTATATTGGCTCCGGTTCCCAGATAATTAAGAAGATTGAACAGGCGCCATTATTTAAGCCTCAAGACAATGTTCAATGGGCTTATGGTGCGCCAAATATGAGTGATTTTATGCAGTCACGTGTCAACCCCGCTTTAAAGAATAATATGGTCAAGCCATTTGAATCTGTCCAAGTTGGTCCTGGTTTAGGAAAAGGATTTTCTGCCGAAGGCAGTGGTGGTTTCAATTCAGGAATGGAAGACAGAGATGCGTGGTTAGACAAGACTGTCGACCAATTGCGTGTCTCAACGAATCCCAAGTTAGAATATAGTTTAGACAATCTCCAAGGTCCGGCTGGTTCTGTAATAAAGAATGTTGGAATTCAGGGTAAGGTTGAGAAATATAGACCCGATGGTTTCTTTATTAACTCGCAAGACCGTTGGCTGACTACAACTGGTGCTGAAAAGGCTACACGTATGGTTGCTAGTGAAGTATTCCATACTTCTAATAGAAATGAGACAACTAAGCAGGTTACAGGAACACCCAACTCTACCATAAAGACTGCTGGTTATGCTCCTACAAATCACGAGGAGACCAAGCGTATTCAATTAGAGGGTTATGATGTAACACATTCATCCGCAGTTGGGCGCGGACCTCACACAGATGGTGATGTTAACAAGAAAAGTCACACAAATTATGCGAATAATAGAAGTACAAATACGCAACCAAGAGCTTATGGTACTGGATTTTCAGGCGCAATTGGTGCTGTAATTGCGCCAATTATGGATATGTTGAAGCCGTCAAAGAAGGAAGAATATAGCTGTAACATGCGTGTTTATGGAAATGTGTCAGGTGAAGTTTCAGGTAACTATGTTCATACACAGGGTGATATGCCAAGTACAACTGTTAAGGAGACTACTCTTTACCAACCAAATGGCAATATTGGCAACCAAATTTCAGGTGCTTATCAGGTAACTGAGCAACAGAGTATTGCCAATCAGCGTGACACTACTAGTGAGTTTTGTCAATTTAATCCGGTTGGAGACAAGTCTGGACAAAGACTATATGACGCGGATTACAGGCAAACCAACAATGAAGCGAAGGAAAAGTTGGTTGCTGGAAGAATAAATCAGGGAAATGCCAAACAGTTTAATTCATCGGTAAATATGTCTATGTCAAAGTTGGATTCAGACCGAGACAATAACCGTATGTGGACACCTAGTGCTAATATTGCTCTTGGACCGTCTACACAGACTTATGGAAAGACTAATGCGCCACAATATGTAAATTCTTACCAAGATAACAATCGCATTGACCCGGGACTATTGGATGCTTTTAAAGCAAATCCATATACACATAGTTTGTCAAGTGCGGTTTAAGCGGAAAAAGACTTTATAAAATAAACATTTCGTAATATTAAAATATAAAAACACTGTTTTAATATTACATAACTAACAAAGTAAATAATGATAAATATTCATCAACCTATAAAAGAGAAACTGGCATATTTTCATAATAATAAAAAAATACCTAATATTATTTTTAATGGTCCATCTGGCAGTGGAAAGAGCTGTATTGTAAATGACTTTATATCACTCATATATGACGGCAATAAAGAGAAAATAAGGGACTTTGTTATGTACGTGAATTGTGCCCATGGAAAGGGTATCAAGTTTATTCGTGAGGAACTGAAATTCTTTGCCAAAACGCATATTAATTCAAATGGTGGCGACGTTTTCAAAAGTATTATCTTGTTAAACGGCGACAAACTAACAATGGATGCTCAATCTGCTTTGAGACGATGTATTGAATTATTCAGCCATAATACACGATTTTTCATTATCGTGGAAGATAAATATAAAATATTAAAACCTATTTTGTCGCGTTTTTGTGAAATATATATACCAGAGCCTGAATACAATGGTAAAGTCATTAATCTATATCAGTATAATTTACAACAAACTTTTAAAATGTGCGACTTAAAAGCAAAACGAATTGAATGGTTAAGAGCCGAGCTCTGTAAAACTTGTATTTCAAGTCCTTTAAATGAGGTTAATATTCTTAATTTTGTTATGAAGTTATATGAAAAGGCTTATAACGCGCTTGATATAATAGAGATGTTAGAAGACGGGCATATAAAAACAGTAGACACTAATAAGACATTTGAATTATTAATTGCCTTTAATAAGGTGAGAAAGGAGTTTCGCAATGAGAAACTCTTGATGTTGTTTGTATTGAATTTTATTTACTTAGACAACAAAATGTCTTTGGAAAATATTTCGTTTATGTAAAATAAATATATTAGTATTAGTTATTTATTTTAGTTATTTATATGTTAAGTTTTAACTGCATACTTATCAATTGTCACCGCTTTGGTAACATTTTTGACTATTTTGTCTATATTGTCCTGCTGTTCTTCAACAGTTGTACCTGACATTGAATTCATAACAATTTTTAAATATTTGTCGTTCTTTTTTGACATAGGGTCCGTACAATTTGGATTCTCCTTTATCCATTCATTAATTTGTCGAATATTTTTATTTGCTATTTTCTTTATTGCGTCTTTCAAAATAGCCCTATCTTCAGCTTCTTTTATCCATTCATCATTATGTTTAATATATAATGTTTCACGTTTTGAATCACTACAATGAATTGGTCTTAAAAATGTATTTAAATTGTTCAGATTTTTCACACATATTTTTGATACACCATCAGCATAACCTACATGTGCGAAGTTTTCCAAGTCAGATAGCTGCATCTTAATTGTATCCACAAATTCACTCATATTCAAGGCATCTTTACATTTTTCATTTAAAAATACCTGTAAATTAAATGTGTTTGTATTATTGTTATTACAATTAGTATTATTAATAGTATTATTTGTATTAAATTTTTGCGCCATTTCCATCATTTGTTTCTGTTGTTCCATCATAAACATTTGAAATTCTTGATTTTGTTTTAAAACATCTAACAACATTTGTGGGTCGATGTTATATACCGCCTTTTTACTTTTGGTTCCCTTGGTTTCGTCGTCATCTTCTTCTGATTCGTAAAAGGGTTCATCTTCTTTGTCATTTGTCTTATCAGTTTTATTAATACATTTTTTTTTGTGTGCACAAAGGCTTGATAAATGTTTATATTTATTTCCACAAATACATGTAAATATTGTTGGTTGAACTTTGATGTTAGGAATTGTGTTAGGTTTTGTTAGGATTGAATGTTTCAGTGTCGTAATATGTCTATTCCAGTCCCCCTTTTTGCTACATTTGAAGTCACAAGTTATACATTCAAATTTATTGGATGTAAATGATGTAATTATGTTAGGATTTTCCATATAAATATACTAAGAAAAAAAACTCCTAAATATTTCGCATGATTTTTGTAAAATTTATCGTAACGTTTTTTTCAAACAAAAAAAACAATTGTGACGATATTGGTCTCAACTCAAAAAAGTGATGTTTTTTGAAACTTTTCTCGGGTTTCAAATTCTGGACATTTTAAAAATGTCCAATTTTTATTTTCCTTTTTACTTTTTGGGATTTTTTTTCACTTTTCAAAATAAGAATATGAACATATATATTAATATTTTGCTAGGAATACGAGTAAAATATACAGGTGTACTTAGGATTATTTTACACGATATTGGTGTCAATTGACGTATTTTGTTGGCTATTTATAAGCTTATTATATTCTTCACGAGTTATTATTACAAAATCATCATTGTTTATTAACTTGGGTATTGTAGGTACATTTTCAATCATTGAATCAGGTTTTATTTTCTTATATAAATAATAGACCCCGTTTGCTGATTGATATATAATCCAAGTGCTACATTTAACAATTATATTTAAGGAAATACTAGTAACTAAATCGACTAAATAATAAAAAACCATTTGTTAGTTATACATTTAAATAATAAAGAATAACTAACAAATCAAAATTAAAAAATAAGTTTAAAATATCAAAAAAAAAGGTTCGTTATTATCATAAACATGGATGATTTCAATGTTAGTTCATTACACGAATCAAAGAACGAATGGGGTGCTCGTTTGCTAACCATTTTGACGCCATTAATTATTGAAGGATTTAAGTCAATTTTTGACGAATCTGTAACACTTTGCAAAACAAATAGTGAAATGGATAAGTACTTAATGACATTCCAGAATCTTATTACACGTATTCCAAAATGGAATGCTAATATTATTGAAACTGAAAGAAAACGAATTATTGAGAAAAGTTGCTGTAACTATTTAGAAGAATTAGTTACATGTGTTCATATTATTCAACTGAAATTATTAACAGCAATGCGTGTAGGACAAAAACAGAAAAAGATAGATATTAATATTCCCAAGTTGGATGATTTTATTCACAAGGCTTATATTAACGTAGCTAGAAAAGTCTACAAAAATGTTTATCTATTTGAAATAAGCGCAGTCCCTTTACAAGTACAGAAACATAACCGAGAGTTGGAAATAATTGTCCAAGAATGTATTTTGAACGCAGTAAGAGAAAGCATCCCAATTGAGGGAATTTTAAGAGCTTATATGGATGAAACTGTTGAAGAAGATGTTGTCGAGGAAATTAAGGAACAAGTAGTTGAAAAAACTGTCCCGGCAAATGCTAGAGGCGATTCTGAATTTATTTCAGAAGTAAAGGCAAAAGAAAAGGAAGACCAAATCATTAAACAACAGTCATCAGAAACACAATCAGCGTCATTAAAATTTAATGATGTAGATTCTGTTTTAAACAATAATAACAAGGAGGAGTTTATAAATGCCCCAAAAACTCTTGACAGATTAGAAGAAATTAGCAAATTAAGAAATGAACAAAGAAAGAAGGACGAAGAAGAAGATGATGATGAAATATTGAAAATCTCCGACCAAGATGTTGAATTAGGAAGTTTAGATGTCCATATAATTGGACAACCGGAAGTTAAACTGAACGATTCATTTTTATTAAATGATATTGAAATACTTACATAAATACAAAAAATACTAGGGAAATAAATGAATAAAATAAATAATTCAAAAATGCGTTAATATTTAAATAAGAAACTAAAAATATATTGTAAATGGATAATATATTTTTAATAGCTGGTATTATTTCCGTAATATTTTTTCTTGTAAAATTCTTGGAAATGAGGTATGTTGACAAAGAAAGCAAGCCTTTAAAGTATCTTATTCGGGATACTTTAGTTGTATATATTAGTGTGATTACAGGTAATTTTATATATGAACAGGTTACACCAGTATTAGAAGAGACTGTTAAGACACAAAGTACACCAATTGCGTTTACTGATGAAGCCCCGTTTTAAATAGTGTATTTCTAATTGCTTCAATTTGTAATATAAAAGGGTCTTTTATATCCGGATTATAAGTCCAAATTCTATTTAAACCTATAATCTTAAATGCTCCATAACAAATTAGACCAAACCAATACAAATTTAGACCAAATAATAAAAATATTGTCATAATAATTATTTTGTCGCACATAAAAAACCGGTTATATTTAATTATATTTTCAATCAATTCTTGATTGGTAATAATATGTTTAAAATATAAATATATCCTTGTATAAAAAAATGTTATAGCAAATAGACCATCATTTATTGGTTGTATAAAGTTAGGTATACTAACAAATTTGATTACTGATGGATGTCTAATTATGTTTCTAATACTTAGAAATATGTTACTTACTTCAGCAAAAGCTAATATATACAATTCGTTTTTAATAAATGGACCTATATCCCGGCACAAAATATACCAACCAAAAATTAAGATGAATATAATATGATGAATTTTTAATTCTATTTTTTCAACAAAAAAAAGATGAATTATTAAATATATTACAACTATTATAAACAAATAATTTAACCATTTTATGTCTTTATCAGACGAGCTAAATTTGTATAAACAGAAACAGGCATATAATGAAACAATTAATGTTGTTATATATTGAGATGTGTCTTTGTTAATTATATCATTATCATTTAATTTATTAGTCATTTATAAGTATTTATTATAAATAACTAGGATTGAAAACGAATTTTTTTACTCTTTACCAAAGGTTTTTACTCTTTACCAAAGGTTTTTACTCTTTACCAATAGCATTTTTAATTTCCTCAATTTTCTGTAAAAATGGGTCATTTGTATCAGGCTTATATTTAGTAATATCATATCCAAAAATTGTATAAAGTGTTTTTTTAGCAACAATAGAAAACCAATATATATTTACAAATCCTAAAACCCAGTAACACAATATAATTATTTTATCTAACATATAAAAATTAGCCAAATTGTTTAAACCATTATAACATTCTGAATTAAATAATATATTCTTACTAAATAAATATAGTCTTGTATAAGTAAATAATACTAAAAATAATACGTCATTTACTGGCTGTATTTTTTTCAAAATTTTAACCAAACCTGAGTTCAAATCTGTTGTTGGCTGTTTCAAATATGTCCTCATAAGCATTTTAATACTTAAAAATACAGAACTAGATTCAATTACCAATGTTGTAAATATGGGTTCTATAATATAATTTATTATTGATGGACAAAATAATGGGACTAATGTTAAAATTAGACCACATATATGATGAATCCAAAAATCAATGCGCGTTTCAGAATAAAAATCATAAACAAAGTAAACAGCTAAAACATACCAAATATATTTAAACCATTGAATGTCGATTGTTTGCCTATATTTATAAAGTCCAAAGCAAACAAATAATGCCATTGTTAGAGAAATAATATCTTGAATATATGGTTTAAAATCCATCTTTATTGATTTATAACCTACCAATATTTTTTATAGTAAATTTATACTTATTATTTTTATTTCTTTATTTCTTTATTTATTTTATTCAGATTTTATCTACCAGTCCAAACTTTAATTAATGTGCCATGTATAATGTTGTTTTTAAAATCGTTCAAATAATTGTCATATGTGTAGTTAAATGAAAGATGATGTGTTCTAATATCGCCGTAAAACGATTTGATTTTTCCTAAATTCTTAAATTCATTATTAAATAATAGTCCTAGAATGCGCTCTAATCCACAGCGGTCAGTACGACATGTAATCGCATTTACTAAATTGCTAATATTATATTTTTTTTCTAAAGTAGATAAAAATGTATGATTAATATAACACTGTCCTCCAAAACATAAATTAAATTTTTGCTCATTCATCCCTAATATATTGACTTCACTTCCCGACAATCTCTGTCTAATAAATGTACCATTTTTCAAATATCCAGCAATTCGCAGTAAATTACCTATATTTTCTTTATCATAAGGATGATGCCAAAAAGGTAGTACAGGGATTTTTATTGATTCAAATGGTATGCGTTTGTGTAAAAAAGCACTATCATGAATAATAACAGCATTATCAAACCATTTATGTCTTAAATAATAAATATATGGCAGTAATTCACCTCTACCTGGATACTCGGATTTTACTATTTCTACATTTTTATAATCAAAATCAGATTTAACAAAACTATAATTACTATTATCATCAATAATTACTATTTTTTTAAAAGGATAATATGTCCTTATTAGTTTTACATTGTGATTCCAATATTTGTTAGTTGTTTCCGAATTAACATGTCTAGTAATTATAAATCCAAATGTCATTTTATTCTATTACATATTGTTAATAAAATAAAATAAATTATAAAGTTATTTTTGCACTAATGAAGATTAATTGATATATGACGGTAAATCGTCAATATTAATTACAGTGTCAGACTTACTCAAATTATTTTTAGATATTACGTATTTACTAAATTCTGGTCTATCTAATTGCGCTACAGGTGTATGATTGTGAACACATCGAGCAATCATTTTATATAGTTTAAAATCCGGATATCTTTCAGCTCCATTGTTTTTATATAAAACATTAATGCCATTATCATCAATACACCATTCAACAATTAATTTCACAATTGGCTCACATTGTGCGAGATTTTTAATAGAATCAATATCATCAACAACATAATCAAAAATCGAACATGCTAAACGGCATAAATCAAAACTATAATTAGGTTCCAATCTAGGTTTTTTGTCATTAAAAAATGGTTCTGTGTTATATTGAGTAGACGCATCACCTCCAATTTGAAAACTATCACTGCAAAATAGTTTACCATTAAATTTATATATGGCGCGACCAAAATCAATAATTTTGAATATTTTACCAAAAGTGGGTACCTTGTAATACTTCTTTTTGTAACAATAATAAATAAACTTTTGGTTAGTATAGATATACATAACATTGTTAGTATGGAGGTCATTGTGTGTAAACGAGAACATTTTTTGATATGTGATTAATGTCATAATAATCTGAATTAAGGCTGAAAACCACTCGTCATGAGACAAATCACTTGTCATAATTAAGTTGTCAAGTGTGTTTTCGCATTTTTCCATACAAATTAATTGGACTGGAAATTTTGGTAAAGTTAACCATAAATTTTCCTCATCTAAATCGGAATAATTACTACTATTATTTGAGTCATCATCATCCAAGTTAGAATGTTTATCATCTTCATCTTTATCTTCGTTTTTATCTTCGTTTTTATCTTCATCTTCATCTTTATCTTCATCTTTATATAAATCTGACTTATCATCTGCTACTTCATCCTCATTTGTATGAGATGTTCTAGATGAACAAGACGAGCCAGATTTTAATGTCTCTGATTTTTTAGGGTCAATATTAAAGTCATTTGAATTCATAATATCAATTAATTCAACATTCATATTTTTAATATCAGACAATGTAACTAAGTTGGTGTCTGTAGTGCTAAAAATATTATCAAATATGGAATCGTCAAATGATTTTATTGATAATACTGATTTATTTGATGTATTCATAATATTCAACGGTTTTAAAGGTTTATCTTCATCATCATTTGTTAGTAAATGTGAATAATCATCTACTGTAAACAATACATTTTGTTTTTTAACAAAAAAATCCGAATGAATTAAATAGTCAATATCATCAATAATATTAAGTTTATAATTTTTCTTTATAGCCAAAAATGAACCATAATAATCTAACCCATTAACAAATTTATAGTTATTAAGTAAATGACTAGTTAGAAATGAAAAAAAACCATCTACATAAGCAGCATTATTTACATCAGCTATTTTTGGATTAACAATTATACTTTTGTCGATAGTAGGTAAATTGAATAAATTATCATCATTACAGTTATATTTACCAACAATATATTTAAATGGGTCTAATAATGGTGCCATTTTAACAAAAACCTTTTGAGTTGTTGTAAATTCACCATTTTCATCGTTTATATTTTTTAATTTACACGAGTAAACATTTTCAGAAATATCATCCTTTTTATCATCCTTTATATCATGCTTTATATCCGATATTGACCATAAATGATTTAGATTTATAGCGTTATAATTGGTATTATTTAATGAAAAAAATCTGTCATAAATAGGTACGTAATTTTGTACTAAATCAAGATTGATTTTTTTGTTAGTTTGAAACTTATTAAATAAGTTAATATTCTTCCTTTTTTGGTAATTAACACTAAAGATTGGTATTGTTGCCATTAGCTAATAAAAATATTAATAATAGAAATTTTTAACTCATTTTTTCCTAAACAACTAACAAATATTAAGTTTTAGACATTGTATTTGTTAGTTTATTAGTTTTGCGTTAAATAAAATAAATCTTTTATAAGTGTATACATATAATGAATTTAGAACTAAAACGGTTTGATATGAAAAGCATTAGTTTCAAGCCTGATGAATCAAAAGGTCCAGTGGTTGTTTTAATTGGTCGTCGTGATACTGGTAAATCATTTTTGGTAAGGGACTTGTTATATTATCAACAAAGTATTCCAATTGGTACAGTAATTTCAGGTACAGAAGAAGGTAACGGCTTTTACGGAAAATTAGTACCCAAATTATTCATCCATAATGAATACAATACAGCTATTATTGAGAATATTTTGAAGCGACAGCGTCAGGTTTTGAAACAGATTAAGAAGGAAATGGAACAATTCAAGCGCACAACAATTGACCCGCGGACTTTTGTGATTTTAGATGATTGTTTGTATGACAATACGTGGTCACGTGATAAATTAATGCGACTCCTTTTCATGAACGGGAGACATTGGAAGGTCATGTTAATCATCACAATGCAATATCCGTTGGGCATTCCGCCAACGCTAAGAACCAATATTGATTATGTTTTTATTTTGAGAGAGCCCTACATCGCCAATAGGAAGCGAATTTACGAGAATTATGCTGGTATGTTCCCTACATTGGAATCGTTTTGCCAAGTAATGGACCAATGTACCGAGAATTACGAATGTTTAGTGATAAATAATAATGCCAAATCCAACAAATTACAAGACCAAGTGTTTTGGTATAAGGCAGATGCACACAATGATTTCAGATTAGGTTCCAAAGAGTTTTGGGAGCTATCCAAATCCATCAATGATGAAGATGAGGAGGAGCAATATGACCCGAATAACGTCAAGAAACGTGGTCAAGGTCCCAAAATCGCGGTAAAAAAGACAAAGTGGTAAATATTGCTTTTATAAAAACCGCTTTCAAAATATAAAAGCACATCTTGGTTATATAATTATTGCTTTCAAAATATATAAGCAAGATTAACAAACTTAAAGAGTATCCTATTATAAAATATATAATAAGATTCAGGAACTTAACATCGTAGAACTCATAGAGAAAAACCCAATATCTAAGCTATCAAAAGCATATAATAGCAAATTAATAAATAAAATCAAAGAAAATTTTACAGATTTTGAATCACAATTATTTGTAAGTAGTTTTTATTGCTACTTAAATTATGATAAAAATATAGATTTCGTACTTGATTTAGATAATATATGGAAATGGTTGGGATTTTCTACTAAACAAAATTCTGAAAGAGTTTTGGAAAAACATTTCAAATTAGATATAGATTATAAAAATCTTGCTTATCAATTTGGAGGAGCAAGTTCAAATGATGAAAAATGGGGTGGACACAACAAACAAACCATATTATTAACAATTAAATGTTTCAAATCATTATGTTTGAAAGCGCAAACCAAAAAAGCAGGCGAAATACACGAATATTATATGAAAATGGAGGAAGTTTTACACCAAATTGTAGAAGAAGAAACTGACGAATTAAGACTTCAGTTAGAGCAAAAGGAAAACATTATCTTAGAAATAAAACAAAATTCAGAACAAGAAAAAGAACAAATAATAAAAGCTTCAAAAAAGGAAAAACAAAAGGCGGTAGAACAAGCAATAATTGTCCATTTTCCATTAAATACTGAATGTATATACATTGGTACAATTGACAACACCAATGAAGCAAATGAGAAACTAATAAAATTTGGACATACTAATGACCTAGCAACTAGACTAAATGACCATCGCAAAGGTTACGAAAATTTTGTATTAGTAGAAGCATTTAAGGTTCAAAATAAAGTGGAAATAGAAAATCTAATAAAGACATATCCAAAAATTAAAAGACAGATTCGCAGTATACAACTAAATGGTAAAAATAAAACAGAATTAATTTCTTATGACGTCACAAATTTTACAATTGAAGTATTAACAAAACATATCAAGGACATTATTCATTCTAAGACTTACAGTATAGATAATTTTAATAGAATAATGAAACAAAATGAAGACTTTGAAAATAAAATTAGAGATTTAGAAGAACAAAATAAGTCTCAAGAAATGATTATTATTGACAAAAATATTAGAATTAACAGATTGACTGAATTATTACAAACAAATCAAAAAATAATTGACACTGTAAACAATGAAAATCAATCTGTATATCAAAACATATTATTACCAGAAGATGAAATAAATAAAAAGTTCAATGAATTTATAAGCAGTGTTTGTATTGTACGTTCAGATGTAGAAGAATACTCTGTAAATATGGAAGGACGTTACCGTTTATGGAACCAAGTGAAACCAACCAAAGAAGTTTATCATACGTTTAAAAGTTATTTGGATACAAGATTTAAACCCAAACGCATTGGAGGAAATCATGGTTACAGTGGACTTAAATTAAAGCCAGTCGAGTATAAAAAATCAAAGGACAATTCAAGTGTAGAGACATTTATATTTCAAGTATGTCAGTTCTCTGATTGCGGAAAAGTATTAAATTCAGTTTTATTGAGCGAATATCAAAAATGGAAAGTTTCGGTTGGCAAAGAACTATCTGAAAATGATATGAAAGAAATTAAAGAATATTTAAATGCATCTCCTTATGCCTTAAAAGCAGTAGTATGGACGGATGACGGCAACAATGAAGGCTATTATGGATTATCTATTAAAAAACATGAATATATTCCAAAACTAATTTGTTCAACTGGTAAAAAAGTGTATAAGAGAGAAACCAAAACAGAGATTTTACTTGCTACATGGGATACAATCGCGAAGGCTGCGAAATCAGAAGGCATTTCAACTGCTAAAATGAGTCGATGTGTTAAAAATAACATTATAATAGATGATTATTATTATAGTATTATTTAACAAATATTTTATTTTCATGATTAGTCTATCTTTTAGTCAAAATCGCTGTAAAAAAGACAAAGTGGTAAAATCACTTTTATAATATAAAATTTGCTTTTTTTTTTATATTATAACATAGTATAAAATGCCGACTTACACTGATACGGTAAATAATGTGAACTACACTTACACTGTGGGGACCCCAACGGCTTCTGCTTCAGCAGTATCAACATCAGCAGTTACAGGAAATATAACAATATTAAGCAGTTTTACTGTTAACAGTGTTGAATATATTGTAACAAGTATAGCAGCATCTGGATTTAAAAATGCGTCTAAAATAACAAGCGTTACAATCCCTGCTTCAATAACAAGCATTGGCACTCAAGCATTTTTTAATGAG